CGCGAGGTCCAGGCCGCGCTTGACCAGGCCGCCGCCGCCCGCGGCTGGCCGCCGGACCCGTGGCGACTGCGGCTTACGCGTAAGACACACCGGCGGCGCGGAATCGGTACCACGGTACCGATTTGCCCGCCCCGGCTGAGGCTGGTGCGGCCATGACCGATACCACGCGCACCGCGAACGGGCACCCGCGCGAGCGGTGGACCGGACGCGACCACGCCGACGCCTATATCGCGGACACGATGGTGCCGCTCCTCGAGCTGGCCGACGCCTTCCCCAAGATGATCGAACTCGTCGGCGAGCATCTGCTGGCCCGGTTCGGCCACCCGGAGCCCAGGGAACTGAGGGTCTCCGACCGTGACGTGCGGATCATGTGGGGGAACCTCGTCTCCTTCCTTTCCGCGGTGGAGGACATGCTCTGGTCGGACCGGCCCGAGGCGATGAAGGGCGTGGTCAGGATGCGCCGCGAGTACGCGGAGGGGACGTGGGGCTGGCCGTCGTGACCGGCGGATGCTAGCTGGCAAGAGCGCGCCCGGGAGCAGGAAGGCCCGGGCGCGCTCTTTCGTCCCCCGGCCCTTATCTGGTATTTGGGGGCCGGGGGAACGCTCAGTGCCCGCAGGTCTCGCAGCACTTCACGATCCGCGGCGTGCCGCATTCGGTCCCGCCGCACTCCGGGCACGGGTCCAGCCCGCGGCCCTGCGGCTTCTCCTTGGCCTTCGCCATCACGTCCCCCCTATGTGGTGTGGAACTGGCACGCGGTCGCCGTGGTCAGGTCCGCCCCGGTGCGGGACCAGGAGAACCAGCCGGCCTGCCCGGTGGGGAACCCGGTTGCCGTGGCCTTCACCAGCGGCTCGTAGATCAGCAGCTCCGGCTGACGGTTCGTGATGATGAAACTGTTCATGTCCAGGAGAGCCAGGTTCTTGTGACCCGACACGGCGTTGGACGAGTCCATCGCGCTGTCTTCCCAGATGTCGATGCCCAGGACCTCGGGAATGGAGTCGTTCGTCGCGTCGACGAGGATCGGGGAGACCGACCCGGCGAACGACGGGATCTGGCGTAGCGCGTTCATGATCGTCACGTTGGCCAGCCATACCGGCTTCGCGCCGTCCCCCGTCCGGAACCGGGGCGGTAGCGCGTTGTGCAGCCCGTAGACCATCGCCGCGGTGAGCACCCCGACCGTCGCGTCGCTTGTGCCGTGGGTGATGATGCCGAACGGCTGCGCCGACCCGGTACCCGTGGTGAAGGCGACGACTTCTAGCCTGTCCTTGGCATCGGCGATCAGCGCCGGGACCTGCGTGCCCAGGGCACTGTCCTGGAGCACCTCAAACGAACCGTAAATCCAGACACTCTCGCGGTAGTGCGTGATAGCCAGCTGGGCCAGCGTCGGTGTGGTGTCGGTAACGCCGGTTCCCTCAGCAACCCAGTTAGCCGTGCTGCCCGCGCTGGTGACGAAATCGGCGACGTTGGTCGTGGAGACCACGCTCCTGGCCAGCTTGCGGAACGGATTGGCCGACCCGGCGTTGGTCAGGATGATGTCGGGATGAAGATCTAGCGGGATCGCGAACGCGCCCACGGCGCCGGAGGTCTCGGCGAACGCGGTACGGCACAGCTCGTTGGTCCGCACGTCCCGCCACGCCTGCCGCTGGTCATCGGTCAGGGTCTCGAACCCGGTGCCGCCGCCGCCCATGAACTCGCCCGGGTACCGGATAGCGGCCCGGAACGCCTCGGAGTAGGCGGGATTGCTCAGGGCAAGCCAGAGCTCGGCGGCGTCGGCCTGCTCCTGCTTGGACCGCTTCATCATCACGCCCGGCCAGGTGGACTCTTCCGCCATCGCCTCGGCGAGCTTGCCGCACCCGTCGCGGGTGAGCGTGTCCTCCAGGCCCTCCAGCGCGGTATGCGCGCGGCTGATCAGCCCGGCGCCGGTCTCGGCCCGGTGCAGCGGCCCGCCGTCCTGGTGCCGCCACGGGTTGCTGCCCATCCGCTGGAGCACCTCGGCGCCGGTCTCGCGCCGGTCCCCGAGCCCCTTGACGAGCGGCGGGGCGCCTACCGGGCGTTCCAGGTTGGCCGGGTCGGCCGCGGTGCGGCTGATGGCCTCGATCTTCGCCCGGCGGATCTTCACGTCATCCGCCTTGATCAGCCCGTCCAGCACGATCGTCTCCGCGGTCAGCTGGTCGAACTCGTCCCGCTGCGCCTGCGACGGGTGCTCGTAGTCCCCCAGCTGGGCGGCCCGTGCGATGCACTGCTCGCGGCGGGCGTCCAGCTGCGCGCGGGTCTTGCCCCGCCACTGGCCGTCGTACCGCTCGACTAGCTGATCCCGGTCAGGCGGCGGCCCGAACGGGGAGACGATCTCGGTGTGCTCTTCGCCGTAGGGAACGACGCGGGTGATGTCTGACATGCGGTTTACCTCGCGCGAGTGACAGCTTCCCGCGGGCCATCCCGGGCGCTGCGCTTGCAGTCCGCCCCGGCCGCGCGGGCACTTCAGGCTCGCCGCACTTGCTGACACGAGGTGATACTCAGGCCGGCTGCGCTTGCAGACCCGGCAGCACCCAGGGTAGCGCTACCGGCGCAGCTCCTCGATGGTCCACAGGACCTCGGCAGCGTTCATCGCGGCGTCCAGGTCGTCATCGGACAGGCCGGACCGCTGCCACATCTCCTTCACTTCGCCAGCGGTGAACGCCTCATCAGTCACCAGGGCGGCCACCGGGCCGATCCGGTCGGCCCGCGCCGCCACCCTCCCGGACCTGGCCGCCTGCCCGAGCACCTCCGCGGCGGCGTCCAGGTCCCGCGCCCGCCACTTCACCGCGGCCAGCGGATCGGCCGGGTCGATCGGCGCGTCGGCCCACCACGCGACTGCCTTCGGCTCCTCGCTCACAGGTCCATCCTTCCCTACACGTGCCACACGCCCGGTTCGCTCTGCGCGTCGTTCTTGCGCACACCCCACAGCGCGAACGCGCAGGCGTTCAGCGGGCTCATATCGCTGACCACCCGCTTGCGCTCGAACGCGAACCGCAGCGCCAGCGGGCGGGGCACCGCCGACCGCATCGCCTCCCGCAGCGCGGGATGCGCCCCCAGCTTCACCCGGCGGCCCCTGACCTCCGTGGTGTAGATCCAGGACGCCGCCGCCACGTCGGTCGCCTCCAGCAGGTGCAGCCAGCACCCGGCGGCGCGCAGGTCGTCCACGATCCCCGCGCACGGCTGCGGATCCAGGTACACCCCGCAGTTATCCAGCTCCCCGTACAGCCGGGAGCACTCCGCGGCCGCGTCATCCGGGCTGCCGTAGAACGCCAGGTCCGCAGTCCACCGGCCGCCCTCCTCCCGGCCTGCCACAGCGATCGCCGCCATGTCGACGTCAGTGCTCAGTTCCAGCCCGATCGCCGTTATCACCGCGTCGCCTCCTCCCAATCCTGCTGCGTGAACAGCTTCCACCCGGGGTCGGCGACCTCCGGCCATTGGCAAAGCGCAGCCCGGCGGAACTCGCTGATCTCCATGGTCTCGAAATCGCTGGCCACGGTCGCCTCTGACACGGTGATGCCCAGCGCGGGCATGCACGCCCGCCAGGTCGCCGGGTCGCCGGGGTCGGCGTCGTCCGGCGCCGAGTACCCGGTGTAGGCGCTGCTGCCGGTGACGCCCAGCTCGCAGCGGGCGCGGCCCTCGTCGACCTTGCCCCGGAAGTAGGCGGAGAACTCGTTACCCGCCGTGCTCACGATGAAAAGCTGGGCGGCCGGGCGGGTCAGCATGGCCGGCTTCAGCGCCTGCTCGATCGTCGCGTCACGCTGCGCCCACGCCTCGTCAATCACCGCTAGGTCCAGCGTGTCGCCGTGGTCGGACGCCTCCGTGCCCGACGCCAGCATGATCATCGACCCGTTGCGGAACGCGAAGGCCTCGCTGCCGTAGCCCTTGCGCACGTCGATCAGGTTCCGCAGCGGCGACCGGCGGATCCGCGGCCACCACACGTCCAGCATCCGGCGCCGCCCGGCCAGCCGGGTCTGCGCGCTGTAGGAGATCATCGTCCCCGGCTTGTCCCGGCCCCGCGCCACCATCAGGCTCAGGATGCTGACACTTTTGCCTTGCTGACGTGGTTCCTCGAGCACGACCTGCCGGTAGGCGGGCAGCCCGGTCGCCCGGTCGATCTCGGTGCCGGTCGCGATGACCTGCCGCTGATGCGGCATCAGCCCCCGGAACCCGGGGCCGCCGAACCCCAGCGCCGCGGCGGTCACGTTCACCTTCCCGGCGAAGTTGTCCCGCCCCGGGGTCGGCGGGGTCGCCCACCTAGGCTGAGCCGAACTCGGCGTCGAAGGCGGCAAGCTCACGGTCCACGTCCCCACCGGCGCCGCGCAAGGCGAGCAGCGTGTCTTTCAGCACCCGTTCCAGCTGCGCGTCGCCCGGCGACTCCTCGCATGCCGCCTCGATCCGCTTCGCCTGGCGCTCCAGCGCCGCCTGCGCGTCCACCGGGCCGTCCGGCGCCTGGCGGGGCGCCC